GCCGCTGCCAGGGTTGAGATGCCCTCAACCAGCTTGTCGATGTAGAAGTCGACCGGGGACGGATAGCCAGAAATTGTACGATTGAAGAAATTGCTTTTAATTTGAACATGGATATATCTGCTAAGAATAAGGAAGAATTTTGCCAAAAGCGAATTGCAGTTTTAGAACGAGTTTTTGATTTTAGAGAAGAATATCTAGAAACCAAGTTTGAGATTGTCAAAGAATTTAATTTGCCAGCTCGTTCTGTAATGAAAACGAGAGCCAATCTTGCTGCAGAAATATTAAAGGCGAAAAAGACACCCAAGCGACCGAATGTGCTGATGTATAGCTATGATCGCTATGTACCAAAGTTTGAACTTCCTGAGCGATTACTTTCTTTCTATGACAAAATCCGTACCACTTATCAAAATACAATGGAAGAAAAACTCAAAAAAGAAAAGTTCAAGATGACGTTAGCCAACTTAACCCACGTCTATGGATTCGGTGGACTTCATGCGGCAAAAGAGAAATACAGAGGGGAAGGAACCTTTTTACTGATTGATGTGAAGCAATTCTTTCCATCAATTATAAGGAACAATAATTTTTTTGAGTGTGGCCATCAAGAATCCAAAAGCTTTTGATCATTTGTATCAAAAGAAGGTTGAAACGGAAAATCTCACTTATAAAACATTGATCAATGCCGTTAACGGCTCAATGAACAATCCGTTTTCAGCTATGTTTGATCCTCAGAAATACTTTTCAGTAACGATTAGTGGTCAATTGATTATTACCCATCTAATACTTGTACTTGAAAATTTTTATGAGGAACTCATACAAACCAACACCGATGGTATTCTGATCAAAATTAATCCAATCATGGAACCAATCATCCGGGAATTACTTGATCTGTGGTGCCAGCAATTGCATTTAACTGTTTCAGTCCATTCCTTTCATAAAGTATTTCAAAAAGATGTGAACAATTATGTCTTTATAAAAAAAGATGGATCGATGGTAAAACGAGGCATTTTTTCTGAACCGACGTATGATTCCTCTCAGATACCGGTGATCACTCGAGGCATCTTTGAATCGGTGGTAAATAGAGTAAAGCCACAAGAATTTGTCATACAAGCATTTAAAAACCTTGATATTTCAGGATTTTATTTCATTGGTAAATTACAAAAAGAATTTAAAGGTCTCGAACAACAGGTTTCCGGAAAATATGTGCCGGTGAATCAAACCATTTGTGGCATTGCCACAACAAACGAGAAATATGGCGGCGTATTTCAAGTGAAGGATGATCTTCATTCCAAGCTGCCGGGATCACCACCAAAATTTCTAAGTTATGAAAAAGCGACAAAAAAAGACTTGGATGCAGCATGGTACATTGAACAAATTGAAAAAAACTCATTTTAGAAAGTAGAAAAGGCGGTGGGAAAACAGTGTGCTTAAATATATAAAACTTGAACCAGGTCAAAAGAAGCCTGATCAAAAAAGCCTAGAAGACTTCTACACAGATCTTTCTAAATTGAATGATGCTGCAATCTTGTTGAATCCAGAAACAGTCGTTGTTGATTTTGATGAGTATCCAGAGATTGGTTTTAAGTTATTAGAAAAATATCCAACGTTAGCTTTTGAAACAAAGCGTGGATTGCATCTTTACTATAAAAGACCGATTCAGATTAATGGTAAGAAAGTTCTTTTGCGAAATTGGACTAAGAAACTAACTGTTTCTGGCGCACTCGTGGATTATAAAACAGGAAATAATACCACTGGTACGATCAAACAAAACGGAAAGTTAAGAAAAATGCATGGCAACTTGGACATGTTCGATGATCTACCAACTTTACCGTTAGAATTATTGCCTAGTCGATTGAAAAATGTTTTGACCGATATGAAAGAAGGCTCACGAAACAGTTCGTTATACGCACATCTTTTAACCGTGCGTGAAATGTATGAAATTGATTATGACACCTTGACAAAGATTGCTCATTTCATCAATGAAGAAGTGTATGCCGATCCGCTTCCTGATACGGATATTTCAGGATTAGTGAACTCAGTCAGTGAAAAAGAAATTCGAGAGCAACTGTATTTGGATCCCAAAGACATGATTGCGACGAGCGAAGCACTTGCAGATGATCTGGGTATCAAATTTTTTAACGGATCGACTTTCCATAAAGAAAATAACTGTTGGATAAATGATCAAAATAAATTGCTTAGACAGATTGATCAGCGAATCAAATTAAAGCCAAACAACTGGAAGCAGCTGTTGGATTTATTCAAAGTGAAGGGCGAACTCATTGAAACACATGATTTTCCCATTCAGTTTAGAAACAATTTTATGCTCGATGGTGCGGATATCATTCCTATGGCAACAAAAGAGTTCACACCTTATTTCTTAGATGTGGAATATGATCCGGATGCTTATGACAAAACAGTCGATGACTTCTTAGATTTTTTATCTTCAAATAAAAAAGACTTACGAAACGTCATCGAAGAAATGCTTGGCCATATTCTAATGACGGTTGGCTTTCCCCACAAAGTTTTCTTCTTGGTTGGTTCTTCTGGAGCGAATGGAAAGTCAACGTTTCTTGAAATGTTAAATTCATTCATCGGTGATCTAGGTCTTAACCTGGCATTAGAACAATTTAACGATCAAACATCCGTGATGGAATTGGAAGGGAAATTGGTGAATGTTGGGGACGATATCGATGCTGGTTACATGGAAAAATCCATGAACTTCAAAACATTGGCTTCTGGGAACACAATCATGGTCCGACCCATCTATTCGAAGCCCTACAAATTAAAAAATAAAGCAACGCTCATTTTTACAGCAAATGAAATGCCGACGTTCAAAGATAAGTCTGGTGGGATCGCTCGTCGGGTAGTAGTGATTCCTTGTGAAAACAAAGTAACAAAAGCAGATCCTAAAATCGATGAAAAACTATCTTCGGATCAAGCAAAGTCCTATCTATTAAATATTGCACTCAATGCAATGGAACGCATCAATAATAATGGTGGCCAGCTTTCCTCCTCCGAAACCGTCGCGAAGGTGACAGAAGAGTATTTTGTGGAAAGTGATACGATCTTAGGATTTATCAATCAAGGATCAATCGATGAGAACATGACTACAAAAGCCGTTTACGAAGAATATCTACGTTTTTGCGAAGAATCAGGAGCAAAACCTTACTCACAAACCAAATTTACGCAGCGGATGAAGTCACTAGGATATGAAAAAAAAGAAAGAAGAATGATGGGAAGAAAGCATTTCTTCTATAAATATGTAACAAATGAAGCGTCCACACTTTAGTCAAGCGTCCACACTTTGTCCACACTTTTTTTACGAAAGTATGGACGGGTAAATCCCTTGATACAAAAGGGATGAAAGCATGTTGTCCATACTGTCTATACTTTTTTCTTTTACTTATAAAAAAAAAGAAAGAATATATTAATAATAATATATATATAGTATAGGGGCTGAAAAAGTGTGGACAGTGTGGACAAATCGGTGTAACTGCTGTGGCAGTAAGGATAGAGCTGTCCACACTTTAGTTTTTAAAGTATGGACAAAGTATGGACGTCCACACTTTTTATATAAAAATAAAGGCAAAGAAGGTGATTCATCATTTACGACTGGGTCAAAACAATAATTGACATCGATCAAGATTTAATTGATTTGAAAATATCTTTGAAGCTCAATAAAAATGAATTAGGTCGATGGAAAAATTATTTAGATGGTGATGATGGCGACCTTGCAAAACATCAGAAATTTTTGACTGCTTTGCGAAAACAAGGACAACTAAAGGAAGTGATTAGTGAATTGAATCGTCGTATTGAAGAATTAGAAAAAAATCGTGAAGAAATCGTTCAATTGATTGATAAATTCACCGGGTTAAACCATCGGATTTTAAAAATGAAGTATGTGGATGGGATGACACTAGAGGCTATATCTATAGAAACTGGTTACAACTATCAATATATAAAAAATAAACATGCCGAATTGATGCGAATCATTAAGTTTAATAAAAAGTAGGTGTAGTGATGGACCTCAACATGTACAAAGTTATTTATATTGATTGGAAAGGTCGAACCTTAACAATGTATTTGCATGGCTACAATGAGAAAGATGTGGAAGAACAAGCCATGGTCGCTCAGGGAGTGTTTAAAATTAGTAAGATTTCTGTGGTTCAGTGATGACAAAACGAAGGAGTGGGAAAATGGACATTCTCGAAGTATTTTGGAAAAACGTTGATTGGCACTTGAAAACTAAAAACTTATCTTTAAGAGAGACTCATGAAAATGCAAGAAAGAAAAGAGCAGGTATTCAATTGCGGACAATTGCAGAGATCGCTAAATCTTTAAAGATCGATGATTATTCGATACTTTTTGAAAAGGTTGAGAGTCAGTAATCCCATGGAATAAAAGAAAGGATATTTTTATGAAAAATAAGTTTTTGGTCTGTGCATTATTAGGAATGATAGCATTATCATCATGGTTTACTGCATATGTGATTTTGTCTCAATCAAAACAAATCAATCAACTTGAAGAACAACTCCATCATGAAAAACTTAAATATAAGATGCTATATCAAGATCCGATTGTTCGTAAAGCTATAGAAAGTGCGGGATGACCATGGCTTACGCAGTATTAGGATTTTCAGTATTTGTTGCGGTTATGGTCATTTCGGTGATCATCGGTAAAAAATTAGATGATAAAGAGGGGAAATAAATGAAAAAACTATTATTAATTATTTTGACATCGTTCGGTTTGTTTTTATTAGCTGGATGTAACGATGCGGATGTCGCTTCAAATAATCTTAGCCAAGATGCTGATAATTTCAAAATCTTACGCAAGGTAACTTTTATAAATACTGTCACTGACGAGGTACTTTACACAGTTGAAGGTAACTTTTCAATCACTGCAGACACAGATGACAATCAATTGGAAATCACAGCTAAGACTGGTAAAGATGAGTTCCAAAAGCATTTTCTTGGGTTGTCTCCAACTACTGTCTACATTGTAGAACAGCAAGAGTGGACAGAAGCCAATCAGTATAGGTTCAAAATTACGTTGAAACCTAGTGCGTTGATACCGGATGTTGAAGTTCGTTAAATGTACCTTACGTAAGTTACCAAGATAGGACCGACATATTGATTTATACGTGATATTCTTATATTGTCGAAAAGCATATAAAGACAGCACAATTTTTTGAAAGAGGTGGATTATCTCATTTCGAAATTCGCTAGTGCTGTCTTTTTGTGCTTAAAAAAATATTAGGAGTGATGACATGGTATATAGACCGAGATATTTAGACCCTAAACGCAATAAGAAATTCATCTGTAAAGTTTTCCATGAAAGGGACAAAATGTTCTTCGAGTATACAGACGGCAGTATGATCGTTCTTGATAGCTATGGAATTCATCCGATCAAATGATACAACTTAATGGTTAAGGAGGTATGGAATGTGAGCAAAGAGAATGAAGAGTTACTTAATATGGGTATGGGGATTCTCAAACATGCAGACGCAAATAAATTAGAATCGGTGAATGTAGATGTGACTAAGCGTCCAGATGGCTCTAGGCGAATTGCTATCGAGTTGGTTTATCCTGAAGAAGTCGACAGTAAAGACTATCATATTCAAACTAGAAAGATTACAAAGTGCGAGCCAATTGATAAATCAATTGATGACATTATGAAACAGTCACAGGATCATTGGGGAAGGATATTGGGATACTAGAATAGTACCCAAATAAAATTTAGGAGGAATCACAAATGATAGTACCTATCAGAAAAACAATTGCTGGAACAGAGTATTGGGATACAGAAAAGAAACAATCATTGTTTGTACCTAAAGGGAGTGAACCAGATTTTGAAGTGACTGAAAATCCTAAGTCGATGATCACACCTGAAGGGGATACAGAAGTGCTTGGCAAAGCAGCTAAACTATTTATCAAAGGTGCCGAAGTGAAACCGGGTGACAATCCAGAAATCAACAATGCTGCGGATCATATCCACACAGGGGAAATCAAACAAGAAGTACTAGATTCTGATGGCAGCACAAAAGATGATCTTGCTGGTGAACCTGTTACAAATCCAGAAGATGAAGAACCATCTGAATTGGATAGCAAGACTGCCAAGGAATTACGTGCATATGCGAAAAAGAACGGTATTACAATTCCTGCTGCTATCCGATCTAAAGGTGATATCTTACGTACGATTGAAGAAGCAGAGAAATGAAGTACTGTGGATTTGACGGATGCCAGGTCAAGATAGAACGTGGCACCTATTGTAAGGAACATGCGCCGAGGCGAAAGACCAAAGCCAAGAAGAGTGCATACCACCATGAGAACAAATCATTCTATCGGACACAAGGATGGCGTGATGTTTCTGATTTTGTTTATGAAAGAGAAGGTGGTTGTTGTCAAAGGTGTGGTCGCTTTGTATTCGGAAGGCAAGCACATCGACACCACGTGGTGCCGATCAAGAAGAACGACATGCTCAAGCTTGATCCAAACAACATCCGATTATTATGTCCAAGTTGTCACGTAATTGAAGAAAATGAAACAGACGAGAAAAAAGTTTTCCCGTCTTATTTTTGATTACCCCCCCTATCCATTTCGAAAAATTTTGTTCGTCGGGAGATAGGTCAGAGGGAGTTACGCGCATCGTTTTTTTTAAAATTTCAAAAAATAAAAGGGGGGTACGTATAAAAATGACGACGAAGGCGCAACGTAAAGCGATTGTTGATGAAAAAGTAAGTGCGGAAAAAGCACGAATTTTATTGATTATGCGGGAGTCTGATATTTATATGATTACTTTAGACCCCTTGATCGAATCGTATTTGGATATTTTTGAAATTTACCAATATAAGTTCTTAGCGTGGAAAGAAAAAGGATTCCCT